CTTATTTGAAAGCTGGAACGTATTGGCCCCTGCTGATTTTTGGCATAGCTCACATGGGTATGCAAGTTCCAGAAGCATGTCCTGTGTAATACTTCATAAAGATCACGGGGAGCAAGGGAGGTTAAAGGCGAACATTCAGGAGATTCAATAGGTCGTCCGTTATTATAAGAGGCAAAATATTCAATAATCACCCCCTTGTCATGAATAAATATTTAAGATAGAGTTCTATTCTACAGATACCTGTATTGCAGCCTTCAATTGAAAGCCAAACATTTACTCATCATGGAACATACTATGCTGAAAGAGTATTCTGATGTAGAAGAAGAAAAGCATGTTAGGTCTGTCACAGAGACTGAAGATTCTGTGATCGTTGAGTACGAAAAAGATTCCGAACACTATAATCTGGATGACAATGACGAAGAAGAAAAATTTGAAAAAGAATTTTTTGAATTTAAATCAGATATAGAGGCAAAAGGCGGGGATGATGTTGGCAAGGGAACCTTTGAGGGTTACGGGTCAATTTTCAATAATACTGATCTTGGTAATGATGTTATTTTGGAGGGGGCTTTTACTAAGTCCATTAAAAAGACAGGGTACAAAGGAATTAAGTTACTTTATCAGCATAAAACAGATATGCCGATAGGGGTGTTTGACGAAATCACAGAGGATAATAGAGGGCTTAAAGTAAAGGGCCGTCTTGCGATGAAAACTCAGGCAGGTCAAGAGGCCTATGAGTTAATGAAGATGGGCGCATTGGATGGCCTATCTATTGGGTTTCGTGTAAGCCCCAAGGGTCAAAGCTATGATGCTAAGACTAAGCGGCGGCTTATCAAAGAAGTAGAATTGATGGAAATTTCACTTGTAACTTTTCCTATGAACCCTAAAGCGAAAATTAGGTCTGTGAAAGGTAGTGAAATATCAATAAGGGAACTAGAAAATGGGTTGCGAGATGCTTTCCATTTATCACGTTCTGAGGCAAAAATATCGGCAAAGGCCGTATATAAATCATTGAATCAGCGAGAGGCTGAGGAAGATGCGGCAATTGCCATTGTGGAATTAACCAATAAACTCAAATTGATTAGCAAGGGAGAAGATTGAAATGGATGATATTCAATCAGTTGTTTCTGGCATGGGTGAGGCTTTTGAGGAATTCAAAAAAAGCTACGACCAAAAGCTGGAAAATGTTAAGCAAGGTGTGAATGATCCATTGTTAGATGAGAAGATTAGCAGGATAGAATCCAAGCTAGACTCTTATGAAAGCGTGAATCAGCAGATCACTTTGCAGAAGCAGCAAAACGAGGAACTCAAAGAGCAGATGGATCGCATGGAAACAGTATTGCGCCGTCCTTCTGCTGGCATGGATTCCGAAAGAAAAGCCGAAACCTTAGAGGCATGGGATTCTTATTGCCGTAAAGGTCTTGAAGGCATCACGCCTGACGAAAGAAAGGCATTAACCGTTTCTAATGATAGTACGGGTGGATATTTGGCTCCCCCTGAATATGTTCGTGAACTGTTGAAGAGTGTTACAGAAATTTCTCCTATCAGGGGAATTGCTAGGATACGCTCAACCGCGCAACGATCTATTCAGATACCTAAGCGGACTGGTACTTTTGCCGCTCAGTGGGTAGCTGAGTCTGGTACTCGTTCAGAGACTACCGGATGGCAAGTTGGCCTAGAAGAAATACCAGCACATGAGCATTATGCTTTAGTTGATATTTCTGAGCAGGACTTAGAGGATAGTGTTTTTGACCTTGAGGCTGAGATGCAGAGTGAATTTGCAGAACAGTTCGCAAAGGCTGAAGGTACTGCTTTTGTCACTGGTGATGCAGTTGGCAAGCCCGAAGGGATCATGACCAATGGCGATGTTTCTGAGGTTGTTTCTGGCGCTGGCGCTTTATTGACGGCAGATGGCTTGATTACTTTAGTGCATAGCGTTAAGTCTGATTATGGAAGGAATGGCACGTTTGTTTTTAATAGAACAACTCTTGCTGCAATCAGAAAGCTGAAAGATACTGCTGGTCAGTATGTATTCCAAGCTGGCATGAGCCTTCAAAATGGCGCGACTAATACCATTCTTGGGCATCCTTATGTGGAAGCTACAGATATGGCTGATGTTGCTGCAAACGCTTACCCCGTTGCCTTCGGAGATTTTAGAAGGGGCTATATGATAGTGGACAGGGTTGCACTTGCAGTCTTGCGTGATCCATTTACTCAGGCTACAACTGGTAATGTTCGTTATGTCGCCCGCAGAAGGGTAGGGGGTCAGGTTATACTGGCTGAAGCAATCGTTAAGCAGAAAGTTTCTGCATAATAGGGGGAATCAATGAAAGACTTAGCGAATAATATTGTAGTTGCTCAAAGCATCGCTCCTGTCACTGGAACCGCTGACGCAAATGGCACAGGTGTAGACCTTCAAGGGTTTGAATCCGCCACTGCTGTAGTTGATTCTGGAGTAGAAGGGGTAACTTTAAGCGCGTCAGTGAAAATTGATTTTAAGTTGGAAGATTCAGCAGATAACTCTACATGGGCAGCAGTTACATCTGCCAATGCAGTTACTGATGGAACGGTAGACTCAAATGGTGTTTTCTTGACTTTAGACGCTAATGCTGAGACTCCGCAAGCATCCTCAATCGGGTATGTTGGTGGTAATCGGTATTTAAGAGTAGTAGCTGATTTCACGGGAACTCATTCAACTGGGACTCCTTATTCGGCTTCTATAATCAAAGGCTCACCGCATCACACAAGCGATGCGTAATTTCTAAAATAGATATGAGGGGCGCAAGCCCCTCTAATCTTTTAAGGGGAATATATGTCTGGGCAATATAAGATAATTGTGCCTAAAGCTGGGTATGCCAATGAAGGCGGCGATGTTAAAACTTACCTTCTTGATGAGATAGTGGATGTTGACGGCAGTTGGCAAAAAGATGAGATGGATAGGTTTGTTGCTTCTGGCTGGGCTATAGAGACAAAAATAAAACCAGTTAAAAAATCTAGTACAGATAAACCAAAAAAGAAAAAGGCAACCGCCAAAAAAAAGACTTCTGAGAAGTGAGATGTGAATGGCAGGGCAAGCTACCAGTGCGTCAATAAATGCGGTATCTACTGAGCTTTATGCTCACCAGAAAGAGTGTTCCGCTAGATATAAAGCTATTGAGGAAAAGCTTGATTCTGGGAATGTTAAATCTGTAAGATTGGAAAATATGATATGGGGTCTCTATGTCATACTGATTGCAAGTACATTGCTTCCGATAGGGTAATAACAGGAGTATATTATGGCTGGTTTGATAGTAACTTCTGCTCCATCTAGCGAGCCATTAACTGCCTCAGATGTTAAGTCTTATCTTCGCGTCAGTGGGACAGCAGAAGATGTGTTAATTGCATCGATGATAAAGGCGGCAAGAATGTTTTGCGAGAGCTATACAGGCCGATCTTTATTTACTCAGACCTTGGTTCTTACAATAGACTCGGCTAATGAGAATGATTCGTTATGGGAAGGCACTAAAGTTGGCCCGTATATGAATTTCTATAAAAATTATATTGAATTGCCCCGCTCTCCAGTTCAGGCAGTCTCTGCATTAAAAACCTATGACGATGATGATGTGGCTACCACAATGGCGGTTTCTCGCTACTATGTAGATACGGCTAGAGAGCCAGCTAGGTTGGTATTGCGTACTGGAGAAACCTTCCCCACAGCCCTAAGAGTAGCTAATGCTATAGAGGTAACCTATATAGCAGGGGATACAAGTGTTGCCAATATACCAGAACCTTTAAAGATAGGAATGATGCAACATATCGCTTACTTATATGATCAGCGTGGCGATATGAAAGATTACCAGCAAACTCAAGCTGTTCCTCCTATGGTAGTAAATTTATATCAGCCGTATGTCATTTATAGCGGCATGGGCGGCTCTAAATTGATGGCGCTTGGCTGATGCCTTCTTCTGCCGGGGCAATGCGGGAGCTTATAGTTATCCAGTCTATTTCTAGGACTGCTGACGGCGGGGGTGGGTACACGAATTCATGGGCTACCGCTCAAAGCATATACGCACACGTTAAGCAACTTTCCGGGACAGAGCCATATACGCAAGGGCAACTATCCAGCGAGGGCCGGTGGCAGTTTACGGCGCGGTATGTGGCAGGCGTAACGCCTACCCATAGAATAAGCTGGGATTCAAAAATATTTAATATAAGAGAAATAATTAATGATGACGAAAGAGGGAAATACCTGATTATTAATGCTGACGAAGGGGTGGCTGCATAATGGGTATCAATATGTCTGTTAATGGCAAAGACTTCTCGCGCAAGATAGAAAAGCGG